ACGTTGGACGAGGCGGGGCGGAGAGTAAGAGCAACGGGCCGGTAGGATACGGCACGGGGCGGAAAGGATAAAAAATGACAGAGATTAATAATGCAGAAATGAACGTGAACGGCAACGACAGCGGCGAAGTTGTTGAAACTAACGGAAACAAGGGCGGAGCTGCAAGCGAGACAAAGGAAGTGTCTTTTGATGATTTCCTGAAAGACCCAGAACATCTGGCGGAGTTTGACAGGGGGGTGCAGAAGTCGATCAAGACAGCAGTTGCCAACGAACAGAAGAAATGGCAGAACATGACCGACGACAAGGTGTCGGAAGCTGAGAAAATGGCACAAATGAACAAGGAAGAAAAGGCGGAATATAGAGCAGCGCAGCTTGAAAAAGAGCTGGCAGAGCTTAAAAGGCAAAATTCCATCACTGCCATGCGCTCAGAGGCTCGCAAGATGCTTGACGAGCAGGGAATCAACCTTCCTGACGACCTTATTCAGAACATTGTCGCAGAGGACGCAGACACTACAAAGACCAATGTAGAGGCGTTCGCAAAGGCGTACAAGGAAGCTGTTCAGGCTGGCGTCAAAGAGGCTTTAAAGGGCAACACGCCGCAGGCTTCGAGGTCGGACGCAAAGGGAATCACAAAAGAGCAGATTTTAACAGTAAAGGACAGGAGCGAACGTCAGAAATTAATGGCGGAACATCCTGAATTGTTTGCAAGGAGGTAAAAATTAATGGCAGCAATTCCAAACACTATAACTACACAGCAGTTTAGTATCAACCCGAGAGAGGTTGATTTTGTAACGTCTTTCGGCAGGGAAATCACAGCCCTGACCGAGGTTATGGGCATATCTAGACCGATAAGGAAAGCAAACGGCACCATGCTGACAGCGAAGAAGGCGACGGGCGAGCTTCAGAGCGGATCGGTAGCAGAAGGGGACCTGATTCCGCTGTCGCAGTTTGAAGTTGAGCCTGTAGATTTTCAGCCTATCGAGCTTTTAAAGTACAGAAAAGCCGTAACAATTGAGGCTATTGAAAAGTACGGTCTTGAGACGGCGGTCGGAATGACCGACGAAGAATTTAAGGTACAGCTTCAGGACGATGTACTGGCGCAGTTTTATAATTTTCTATTAACAGGACAGCTCACCTCAGAAGAAACCACTTTCCAGATGGCGGTCGCTATGGCGATAGGCAGGGTAAAGGACGCGTTTAAGAAGATGCACCGTTCCGCTACGGGTGTTGCGGTATTCGCAAACACTCTTGATGTATATGAATATCTCGGCGGTGCACAGATTACCGTTCAGACCGCTTTCGGCATGGATTATGTTGAAAACTTCCTCGGAGCGGATATTCTATTCTTCTCGTCGGAGGTTCCACAGGGTAGAGTGATTGCAACACCTGTTAACAACCTTAACGTTTACTACGTTGACCCGGGTGACTCTGAGTTCGCGCAGGCCGGGCTGGCGTATACGACTGATGCTGACGTTCCATACATTGGATTCCATACAGAGGGTGTATATCAGAGAGCGCAGTCAGAGTCCTACGCAATTATGGGGTTAACTATATTTGCAGAATATTTAAACGCAGTCGCTGTAGTCACTATAGCTAATGCGCCTGAGTTGGGAAAAATTACAGTAACACCTTCAAAAGGCTCTATTGCGGGAACCACAAAAGCAACACTTTCCGGGACTGCCAGAACTGAGGGAAATGTACTGAAGTATAAGCTTGGAGCGGAGGCGATACCTGTTGAATACGGTGAAAACGTGAGAAACTGGTCGGTATTCACGCAGAGCGCCGATATTGAAGCAACGGCAGGACAGTACATTACGGTAGTTGAGACCGACCAGTGGTTTAAGGTTGTTGGCTTAGGCTCTGCAGCCGTAGTCGTAAACGAGGGGGAGTAAAAAGGAGGATTAAATGGAGGAGCTTTTAACTCGTTTGAAGGTGAGGCTTCCCAATACGGAGCTGACAGATAATGAATTGCTCGAATATCTTTCAACTGTGAATGACAGGCTGTGCTTGAGGCTGGGGGCTGAAACGCTCCCGCCTCTTTTCGGCTCCGTTTGTATAGATGCAACGGTTAAGATGATACGTCGTATATATTATGAGGGCATATCCTCTGAGGGCGTGGCTAACATCTCGACGTCTTTTGTTGATGACGTTCTCGCAGAATACGCAAGCGAGATTAGAGACTGGAAGGCTGTGCAGGCCGAAAGCGGAAATTCAAGCAAGGTGGTGAAGTTCTATTGATTTGGAAACCATGCACACTTGAAGCCCTTACAGGGCAGACCGAGGACGCTTTAGGTAATCTTGTTGGTGGTGAATGGAAAGTGCTCGCAGAGACTTTCGCGCGTTTTACGCCGTGGACAGATGAACAAATAGTGTTGGAGGGACGAGACGTTACGAAAAATGAACAGCGGTTTGCCATTCCGATACCTTTTGACAGTTTTCCGAAATGTACTCATGCGGTCATATCCGGGCACAGACAGAAGATAAATCAAAAAATAAACCTTGAGCCACGATATACGGTCATTCAAGTAAAAGTATATGAGGAGTGATGGTATGGCGTTTAGTATTAAGGCGAACGGAAGTATTGTTAATATTAGCGGTATAGAGGAGCTTGAAAATGAGTTACAACGGTTAAATTCAGTTCGGCTTGAGGCTGTTCAAAAAAAGCAGCTTACACAAATGTTAAATCGTGCAAGGTCGGTATTCACACCGATAGATACGGGGGAATTGAGAAAGTCTTCCGCTGTAAATAAAGAGGAGATGGGATATATGAAGGAGTATGCACCTCACGTCGAATACGGCCATCGCACGAAAAACGGCGGATTTGTACAGGGACAGTATTTCCTCAAGAAAAATGTCGATATACAGCGCGGTATATATTTTGACGATTTGCTAAATGCAATCGAGAAAGGTTGAAAATGTCATATAAAAAACTAAACTTAACAGACTTGATAAGCGCGATACAAAGAAAAGTCGAGTCTAAAACAGGGCTTAAGTGTTATGACCACGTGGAATTAAACACTAAAAGCCCTTTTTATTTTGCGGAAGTCGTGAGGCTGACCCCCGCAAACAGCAAAACAATGTATAGGGATAACATTGAAGTATATATACATTGCATAGCTGAAGAAAACCCATCATCTGTTGGTGTTTACGGGCTCATAGACGATTTGCAGGAGGCCTTATCGGAAGACATTGAGCTTCCTGAGCCGTTTGAGCTAATAATGCAGACAGATAACGGAATTCAAATTATAAAAACTGATGAAACAGGTGAAAAACACGCCGTAGTGGGTTATACGTTTATGGTTTGCTACGGTTTTATTTGTAAGATTTAAGAAGGGAGTAAAAAACATGGCGTTTGATAACAATAACTATTGCGATTTTACCAGTTCAGTAGCCAAAGCAGTTGCAGGTAAAGATATACTCCTGTGCGTGTTCAATACAACAGGGGACGAGCTTTTAGCTATAAGCGGACAGCAGGGACTTACCATAAACAGGTCCGCTGACACTATAGAAATAACGTCTAAGGACACGGAGGGTGGCTGGAAGTCATATCTGGCGGGGATGAAAGAATGGTCCATTGACAATGACGGTCTTTATGTGCCGAATGACCAGAGCCACAGCATTCTTTCTACCGCATTTGAAAACGGTGACCCTGTGTGTATTAAGGTGGTCAATGGAAAGACAAAGGTGGGAATGTTTGGAGGACTTGCGGTTATCACGGACTATCCTATAGAGGCACCTTATGATGACAGCATGACTTACTCCATAACACTTTCTGGTATGGGAGCGTTGATCGACCTGCTTGTCAATCCTGTAGAACCTGATACTATGCCGGAGGGTACGGCAGCTCTCGAATCGCTGACAGTAGTATCTGTGGCAGGAGCTTCGTCTGGGAATACGGCGGTGTATGTCAATCCCGGGAAAGGCTCGGGAAACAGCTATAAATATGTGACCGGTGAAGCGCCGCTTACATATCCGACATACGGCACAACGGCATCTGGTACGGAATGGAACGGAACAGACGAGATCACGGCGACAACTGGAAACGAAATAATGGTAATAGAATGTGATAGTAACGGAAACGCTGTGAAAGCAGGTACAGCGATCGTTACAGCAATGGCATAGGAGGATTAAATGTTAGAATTTGAAGGCGTTAGATATACTCTGCGTTTCAGTCAGAAGCGAATAGAGATGATTGAGGCGGTAACCAATATGCCGACTATGGCAGAGCTTAGCAGAACTAAAGGGTTTTTGAGCCTCTCCGCGTTGAAAACGTATTTTGCATATGCGCTTAAATATCAGGACGAAGAAAGTGGCGGCGGGTATGTAAACGTTAAAAAGGGTATGGACATATGCACAAAGCTGATTGACGGTGAAGGCTATGAGGCGGTGTGTATGTTAGTCCTGGAGGCTCTTGAACGTGGCTGCCCTTTTTTCTTCCCTCGCGACTGATAGCGTTTGAATATTTCAGTGCTGAGCCAGACCCGGATTTCGATAAGGAAGCAGAGCCGTACAGAGATGTAATGGACTTTGCTTTTTTTGTTGTAAATTTTGGCTACACAAAGGGCGATTACGATGAACTGACGAGGAGAGAAAAAGCGTTTATATATAAGGCGTGGGAAAATAAGATAGTAAGCGAGACCACGCACATATATAATGCTGCGTTTACAGCAGGGTATAACGTGAATCGTCCTAAGCGGAAAAGAGCTCTGAAGCTTTGGCGAAAAGCAGGAGTTATGAAAGCTAATATGGAAACAGTTGAAGAAAACCTGAAGATTGCCGAAGAAGTTGAAAAGAAAGAAGGCAAAGGCTGGGTGCAGAGAATATTTGAAGCGAATGGATTAAAGTTACCGGAAAGGAGGAAAAATGGCTGATTATACATTAAGCGTAAACATAAAAGGCGATTCAGAAGAGTTTAAGCGCGCACTAAAAGCCGCACAAGACGCGGTTGATGGGTTTGAACAACAAACTTCCTCCCTTGCCGGAAAGCTCGGAAAGCTTGGCAGTTCAATTGCGGGGTTTGGTGCTAAATGGTCGCTTGGGATCACAACGCCGATAACTGCCGGAGTGAAAACGGCAATAAGCGCAGCGTCTGACTATGAGGAAAACCTAAATAAGGTCGATGTAGCTTTCGGAAATAGCGCGCAAGCTGTGAAAGACTGGGCAGATACCGCGACAGCGAGCTTTGGACTATCGAAAAACCAAGCCCTTGAAGCAACGTCACTGTTCGGCGACATGGCAACATCAATGGGTCTTACCCCGCCCGCCGCTGCCGATATGTCAACGTCTCTTGCGGGGTTGGCGGGGGACCTTGCATCATTTAAAAATATAAGTATCGACGAAGCAATGACGGCACTGTCCGGGGTGTTTACAGGTGAAACGGAATCGCTCAAGCAATTGGGAATCGTCATGACTGAAACTAATCTTGAAGAGTTTGCGGCGCAGACAGGGCAGGTTTACAGCGAAATGAGCCAAGCTGAAAAAGTTCAGCTTAGGTATAATTATGTAATGGCGATGGCTGCAAATGCACAAGGTGATTATGCAAGAACGTCAGACGGCACAGCAAACAGTCTTAGAACGTTTCAGGGTTCCGTAGATAATTTAGCGATTGCTTTCGGGCAACAGTTACTTCCGGTATTCACACCCATAATCCAAAGCGCCACAGAGCTGATAAACCGTTTTGCTGAAATGGACCCATCGATGCAGCAGCTCATCATAAAAGTGGCACTTTTTGCCGCCGCATTAGGACCGGTGTCGGTCGCCGCCGGAGGTGTAATGAAGGGAATAAGCGGCATAATATCGACAGTAGGCAAGTTTAAGTCCGCAGGCTCAACGCTTATGGGATTTGTTGGGAATGTGAACGCAATTCGCAAGTCGTTTTCCGGTATGGCGGGGCCTTTAACGGCAGAACAGCAGAAGATTGTGGATTTTGCAAACAGCGCAAAATCTTCTTTTGGAAAAGTTGTAAGCGCTGCTAAAGGTTTGAAAGGCGGTATTGCGAGCGGCGTCTCCGGATTAGGGACCACATTTTCGGGTTTGGGCACATCCATAGCGACGACCGCCAAAAGCGCAGGATCGTCACTTATGGTGATGGGCGGAGCGATGAGGACGGCTATGGCACCGTTTTTGCCAGCTATAGCGATATTTGCGGCTTTAGCGGCTGCGATAGTATATCTGTGGAATACCAATGATGAATTTAAAAACAGCATGATGTCATCGTGGGAACAGATAAAGACATCATTTGAGCCTGTATTACAATCAATGAGTACGCTTATAACATCTGTTATACAAGCGATTATGCCAGCGATACAGCAGCTTGCAGGTGCTTTTGCACAGCTTATTCCTACGATAACGCCAATAATAACATTGTTGGCGGGTTCATTTGCTCAAATACTGGTTGTAATAGTTGGAGTTATTGGACAGGTCGTTCAGGCTATCGCACCATTGATAGCATCACTCGTTTCGCAGCTAGCCCCAATCATAACCCAGATAGTGACATCACTTGCTCCTATAATTACACAGCTTGTTGGTGTTTTGGCTCCAATTCTGACTACTATCGGGAACATAATTACAACGTATATCATGCCGGCGATAACAACTATAATCGGTATTGTTGCCAATGTCATAAGCACAATCATTCAGATAATAACACCGATAATATCATTTATTGCTGGTGTCGTTGGAAACATAATAAGCGTTATCGCCTCAATAATAAGCACGGTGTCGAGTGTGTTCAATAAGATATACAGCGTGGTGTCTTCGATAATGGGCAAGGTCAGGAGTTTTATTGCAAATGTATTTAATAAGATAAAGTCCGCGTGGAACGGCCTCACGTCATTTGTCGGCGGCATATTTGACGGAATCGCCGGAGCCGTGCAGTCGCTTGTTGATAAGGTAAAGGGCTTCATTAATGGCGTTATTGGCGGCATCAATGCAGCTATCGGGCTGATAAACAAAATCCCGGGCGTAAGTATAAGCAAGATTCCTAAGCTTGCTCACGGTACGGACAACTGGCAGGGCGGATTTGCCGTAATGAATGAGGGCGGTAGAGGGGAACTTGTGAATCTGCCAAACGGTTCACAGGTTATCCCCCACGATGTGTCTGTTAAATATGCCAAGGAGTCTGCAAGAGCAAATGCTGCGGCTGAACCGTTAGATGTATACGCATTAGGGGCCTACATTGTTGAAGCGGTTACAGCACAGGGAGCGCAAATAGCAGGCGGTCTCGAAAAGGGTGTAAGCCAGATAAGAATGGTGCCTAACGATAGGAATATGGCAAGGTATATTGGGGAATTAGGATTTGAGAGAGGGTGATGTTTTGGATTTTTATTTTGTAAATCATAATGGCAAAAAAGTAGATTTTTCTGATTTTCCTTATATTTTTCAAGAGGGTGATTTGTTAGATTGGGTTTATACGTATCAAACCACTGAAATGAATGGTAAAAACTTAACATCAAACTATCGCAAAAATGCAAAAGAATTTTCTGTTAAATTAGCAGTAGTTCCCGATATTTTCTTGCCGTTGAAAGAGCGTTGGAATGCATGGAAAGAAGCTGTTGATGAACTGGTAGATACATTTGAGGTTGATGTAACGGAGCAGAGGGATGGCAAGCTGTGGACTGATAGTGGATTTTATTTGGCTTGCAAAATTGTAGGATCTTCAAAATCTAATTGGAAAATGGGGGTTCCAGTAATGTTTAATAACCTTACTGTACTTGCAGATAACCCTGTGTGGATAAAAGAAGAAAGCAAAACATTTATGCCGCAGGATGGAACATCTGTAAGCGGTGATTATCTGGACTATCCATATGATTATGCATACGACTATACCGGAGAAGTCAAAGGATCGGCGAAGTGGTTAATAGATCATTTTGGCTCATCTCAGTTTAACATGAAAATTTTTGGATATGTGAACACGCCGAAAATAACCATAAACGGCCATTTGTATCAGGTAAATGTCACTATAAATGATGGAGATTATCTGGAGATAGACAGCAGAGACAACAGCATAATCCTGCATAGGGATGGAGGCATAAAAGAGAACATGTACTATATGAGGTATCTGCCATCCAACGTATTTGAGCCGATACCATCGGGGCTGTTGGAAATAGAAACATCGGGTACATTTCTATATAACATAACGCTATTTCTGGAAAGGAGTGAGCCAAGATGGAGCTGATACTGGCGAATAAAGACAGATTTGACGCCATCAGGCTGGATGAAAGCGCAACAATAGACGTAGAAATCGGCGGGCAAAATGATTTAGAACTGAAAATATATCGAAGTGAATACAGCGAAATTATTGACGCCATACATTTAAACGGGGCGTCTGCGCAGATGTCTATTGCCGGAGATATGTATAATGCATCTGTTGTTTATGCACCCGGCACGGAATACGGTGGATTTCTGGGCGAAATAAATACAGATACAACGTCAGATACCATAACATTTAAAGGATATACATTCAGAGGATATTTGACGAAAAAAATAATAGAACCGCCACAGGGCGCAGACTATAAAACAGTGTCCGGGGAATTGAATGACGTTTTAGCTGATCTGGTAGATGAGGCTGAAATGCAGCCGGCATTTCAGGTCCCTAAAGCCAGTACCGGGGTGAGCGTAACAAATTTTCAGTTCGATAGGTACTGCACGTTTTTAGACGGCGTAACAAAAATGCTAAAAAGTAAAAACTATAAGCTGAAATTAACATATATACAGCAGGACAGCAGCGGAGGAATCATCAGTGCGGAGCCGGGATACGTGCAAATAGAGGCGGTTCCCATTGTAGACTATAGTTCAGAGATAGAACTGTCCCAAAACAGCAGGTTGAATTTTAATTTGCAGGAAACGTACAACGGCATAAACCGTTTAATTTGCTTAGGTAAGGGTGAGCTAAAAGACAGGGTCGTTTTAAACCTATACGCCACAAAAGAAGGGGGGACAAGCACTATACAGGACACCCAGTATACAGGCATTGGTGAAATCGCAGAGGTATACGATTATTCATCAGCAGAAGATGAGAGTGCGCTGAAAACTGCAGGCGAAGAAAGGTTAAAAGAACTGATGAATAAATCCGCATTCGAGATGGATGTTGAAACGCTGGATATCGACGTGAATATAGGGGATATAGTTGGCGGACGTGATTACCTTACGGGCCTATATATGGCAAAACCTGTAGAACGTAAGATATGGCGTGTGGAAAATGGCGTGCCGACTATAGAATACAAACTAGAGGGACAAAGTTAGGAGGAAAATATGGAGTAAATAACAGGCGCGGCGGGCAAGCCGCATATAACGCCACTGCAGGATTCCATGTGGCACCGAGGGATTGTGGGAATGGAAAATTGTGTATTTAACTATTTCACGAATTTCGAGACTACCGAGGTGTCCGCTACGCAGGTACGGATTGGGGCAGGCATAGGCCAGCTGCAGGGACGATATTTTTGCATAGAACCCAACAAAACGGACAACGTGACGATTTCAAACGGGACATCCGGCTACCGCAGAACAGATACGATCTGCGCGAAAATAACGGTAAATGAATCTGAAAAAACAGAAGCCGCCAGCTGGGAAGTGGTAAAAGGAACGCCCGAAGTTGTAGGCCCGGAATGGCCGGCAGCCCCGGAAATTCCCCAAGGCGAATTAGATTCTGGAAGTACAGAAGCATACATGGCCATGTATAATGTGTTAATCGACGGGACAAGCATTTACGAGATACGCCCGGCATATAAAACGCCGTCCAATAATTTTGAATTAGACCCAACAGGGATAATTAATTCGGGTGACGATTTGGACGATTATACAGATTTTGGATGTTGGCTTTGCACCGGCACAGCTATAACGAACTCATTGAAAAATTGCCCATTAACAAATCAAGGATTTTCGCTTAGAGTAATGAGGGGGACGGGCAGTAATTACAGAGTTCAGGAAATGATAGCGGGTCTTGGATATCGACTGTATAGATATTATACAGGAACTACATGGTCAGCGTGGAAAACTGATATAGGGATAACAAAACTATGGGAAAATGCAAGTCCGGGAAGCGCCTTTGTGCCGCAAACGATAAAATATAAAAATAACATGACATTAAGTACAGGAGATTGGATAGCTGTTAGATATGTGGCATTTACCGGACAATATAACAGGCAAATTGTATTTGCGAACGTAGGTGAATCATTTACAATGGATAATGTTACCGGTTCTACAGGTGTGTACAGTGGAGGGTATTTTGCAACAGGGAGAACTGGGACAGCAAATGAAAAAGGCATAACATTCGCCGGATCGTATCAATCGTCAGCTGGCGGTGTATGGACGCGACGGGACGCTGACAACATATCCGTACCAACAGCTGTATATTTAATAGGAAATATACCTACAACATAGGGGGTTAAAAATGAAAGAGGCAAAAGATATAACAACAAAGAAAGATGTAATGGACGTACAGTTATATGCGCTAAATGTCGCCCCAGAAGACGGCAGAATATTATCTGCCACAAAAGACCAGTACGGAGCAGAGGGACAACCAAGGGTTGACCACCTACCGGATGATGATATATCCGATTATAAATACATAGACGGAGAGTATGTCTACGATCCGCTACCAAAACCGCCAGAGCCGGAACCTGTGCCAGAATATGCAACATATGACGAATTGGCGGCGGCAATAAAGGAGGGGGTGAACAGTTATGGAGAGTAAGACATATGTACTGGAAAAAATGAAAGAAGTCGGCCTACGGGCAGCAGAAAGTCTGCAGAAAGCAGCGCCGGAACTGGATGGCACTGCCATTATCGACCGGGAAGCTGACATACGGTCTGGGAAGTTAATCAACAACGCCCAAGGACGCACCACCAGCGGCCCGACTCATCTGA